GGCGACGAGCTGTGGCACGTCGAGGTCGTGGATCACGATGTCGGCACCGGCTGGCTGGTGCCGAGGCTGGTGGAGCTGGCGGAGCGGCACAGGCCGCTCGATGTGGTGTGTGACAGCGTAGGGCCGGCGGCGTCGCTGGTGCCGGAGCTCGAGCAGGCCGGGGTGAAGGTGACGCGGCGGAAGACGCAGGAGCATGGCCAGGCGTGCGGGATGCTGTTCGACGCCGTTGAGCAGGGGACGCTGCGGCATCTGGGGCAGCCGCAGCTGAACGCGGCTGTGCGTGGCGCCGGCACGCGCCCGCTCGGGGACGCGTGGGCATGGTCTCGGAAGCATTCCAGGGTGGACATCTCGCCGCTGGTGGCGGTGACGTTGGCGCTGGGTCGGTTGGCGTCGCGGCCGGCGAAGCCGGAGCCGTGGGCGGCGGCGTGGTGAGAGGCCGATAGGCGCACAAGATGGAAATCCTCTGGCGCAAGCGGCGCGTGCGCGTCCACCTGGTCGACGAGGACCGGTCGCTGGAGGGCATCTGGGTGGGGATGGGCGCCGGCCACTACCGGCTCGCGAAGGCGGAGCAGCTCGAGAAGTCCGACCGGTCGTTCGAGCTCGAGGGCGAAGCGTGGGTTCCGCGCGAGCGCGTGCTGTATCTGCAGGTACTCGGATGATCGTCAAGACCAGGCATGGGGATGTCGAGATCCAGTCTCGCGACGTCAGCCTCAGTACGATGATTCGGGCGGCCGGCGGCACGCCACGCGGCGGCGTGTACGTCACCGAGCGTGAAGTCGCTGGCGTGCCGGCGTGGCAGCAGGCGATCCGCGTAGCGGCCTGGTCGATCGCCAAGCACGAGCTCGCAGTATGGCGTGGCCGCGGCATCGACCGGCGGCGGGTCACGTCGACGTGGCAGGCGCGGCTGTTCGGGACCGTCCCCAACAGCAACCCTGTCGACACCTGGTTCTACATCTGGGAGTGCGTCGAAGCGTCGCTCACCGGCCGCAACAACGCCGTGCTCAGGCTGCATCTGGACGCGCTCGGCCGCTCGGCCGAGGTCGAGTTCGTGCATCCCGACTGTGTCGTGGCCCGCTGGGACTACGACTCCCGTAGGGTGCTGTACAAGGTGAGGGTCGAGGGTGGCGGCTGGTCGGACCCTCTCGACTACCACGAGATCGTGCATTTCCGGAATGGGTCGCCGGCCCCGGGCGCAGTGTGGGCGCCGTCACCGATCGAGCTGCACAGAGTGTCGCTCGCGAGCGTGCTCGCCCGCACACGCGCCGAATCGAACCTCTACGCTGGCGGCGCGATGAAGTCGGTCGCCGTCGTGTTCCCCGGGGACGTCACGCCGGAACAGGCGTCACGCTGGAAGGACGTCTACCTGGGCCCGGGCGGCGTCACCGAGGACTCGCAGGTGAAGGTGTTCGGCGGTGACCCGCGGATCGAGACGATCGGGCTGTCGCTGCAGGACTCGCAGTACATCGAGGCTCAGGGCTTCTCGATCTACGACGTCGGTCGGATGCTGGGCGTGCTGCCGTCGCTGATCTTCGCGGCGATGAAGGACGGGGACAAGCCGATCACGCCCGAGCATGAAGAGGACCGCTGGTCCCGGTACGGCAAGGAGCCGCGGCGGAAGCGGATCGAGGACACGCTCAAGGCGCATCCGACGCTGTTCGGCCCGAACGCCCGCGACTACCCTGGCTTCGTGCTCGATCCGGTGTCGTCCGATTCGCGCACCGAGTCCGAGAATCTCGTCCGCGAGGTGCAGGCGGGGATCCTGCTCGCCGACGAGGCGCGTGCCAAGCGGGGGCTGGGGCCGCTCCCGGATGGGGCGGGAAAGATCCCGCAGATCGTCCCGGTCGGAGGAGCGCCGAATCCGAACACGTAGCCGGCGACGGCCGACGTGTAATGCCACCGCCGATAGGCGCGAGCAGTGGCCACCGCCGCATCCGACATCCGCTCCGATCGCGCCTTCAGGCTCTCTGTCGCCACGATCCGAGACCTTCGCGTCCAGGATCCGAGCGGGTCTGGCGACGGCTCATGGATCATCGACGGGTACGCGTCGACGTTTGGCGACGAGTACGTCCTCTACGACGGCAGGTGGTTCCGGATGCGGGAACGCGTCCACGAGCGCGCATTCGACGACGTGCTCGAACGCGTACGCGCCGGAGAAGAGCTCGTGCACCTCAACCACGGGCACGACATGACCTCGGCCGTCGCGGCCACAGACGTCGCCGGGATCGGCGGGCTCGAGCTGAGCGTCGACTCCCACGGCTTTCGGTTCGTCGCGCGCGTCGACGCGGACGACCCCGACGCCGTCCGGATGGCCGCCAAGCTGCGCCGCAAGGTGGTCGCGCAGGCGTCGTTCGCGTTCACGATCGACGAAGAGGAAGTCCTCATCCGCGAGCTGGACGACGGCCGCGACGACGAGCTCTACACGATCCTCAAGATCGGCCACCTCTACGACGTGTGCGTATGCGCGCAGGGCGCGAACCCGTACACCGAGTCCAGTCTTCGCAGCCTCGCGGCTGCATCGCTTCGCGTCCCGGATCTCGGGACGCTCGGTCGCTCCCCGACAGGGGAGGGCCATCAGGGTCGCCCATCTTCGGAAGGGGGCCCGGGCCCGGTCGCGTCCGGTGACGAGCCGGCGGGCCGGGCGGCGTCCCTATCCCTACTTCGAGCCAAGGTCGACGACACAGATCGACGGCTGCGGCTGGAAGGAGCCCAGTGATGTCACCACTCGCAGAGGACGTCGCGGTCGAGCTCGCGCAGCGCCAGCTCGAAGCCGCGGCGGCACAGCGCGACAGCGCCAGGGCGGCGTACGACGCCGTCAAGGCGAGGATCGCCGAGTTCTCGGACGACACCGACGCCGGCGACATCGAGGCGACAGCCGCCGACCTCGAACGGACCGGTCAGGAGCTCGAGGACTCACACATCGAGGTGCAGCGGTGCGAGGCCAACCTCGAGGCCGCCAACCGGCGGGCCCGCATCGACGCGGAGACCCCGCGGCGCCACGGAACCGCCCGCGGCGAAACCCGCAGCGAGCTCACCTACCGCCCCGACCGCGAAGGCGGCGTCCAGGGCGAGTGGAAGCGGATCGTCACCGACCTCTTCAACGCACAGTTCGGCATGGGCGGCGAGGCCGCGGAGCGCATCCACCGCAACAACCGAGAGCAGCGCGACCTGATGGCCGAAGCAGGCATCCAGTACCGCGACGTAGGCACCTCCGCGTTCACGGGCCTGACGGTGCCGCAGTTCCTGATCGACCTGTACGCCCCGTTCCTCCGGGCGGGCCGGCCGGTCGCGAACATGTGCCGCAAGGAGCCGCTGCCCGAGAAGGGCATGGTCATCTCGATCTCCCGTCTCACGACCGGCACCGCCGTCGCCGAGCAGGCGGCGGAGAACGCGGCCGTGCAGGAGACGAACGAGGACGACACCAAGCTCGACGTCGACGTCCGCACCTACGCCGGCCAGCAGGACGTCTCACGGCAGGCGCTCGAGCGCTCCGAAGGAGTCGAGGACATCACGTACGCAGACCTCGCGGCCGCGTACGCGGCAAAGCTCGACTCCGCGATCATCAACCAGGACGGCTCAGCCGGCACCCACCTCGGGATCCGGTCGACGGCTGGGATCGTGGCCGTGACGTACACGGACGCGTCGCCCACCCTCGCCGAGTTGTATCCCAAGGGGGCCGACGCCGCCCAGCAGATCAACGGCGGCATCTTCACTGGCGCGACCGCCTGGGTGATGCACTCTCGACGGTGGGGCTGGTTCACCGCGGCGCTCGACTCGTCCAGCCGCCCGTTCGTCGTCCCGGACGCTAGCGGGCCCTTCAACCCGCTCGCCGTCGGAGACGCCGGCGAGTACGGACAGGTCGTCGGCCGCTGGCACGGCAAGCCCGTCGTGGAGGACGACAACATCCCGATCAACCTCGGCGCCGGCACCAACGAGGACGTCATCCTGGGGCTGCGGTCGCCCGAGCTCATCCTCTGGGAGGAGGGCGACGGTGCACCCCGCAGGCTGAAGTTCGAGGACGTCGGCGGTGGCAGCCTGACCGTGAAGCTCGTCGTCTACGGATACTCGGCCTTCACAGCCGGCCGCTACCCGAAGGCGGCGGCTGTCATCTCCGGCACCGGCCTCGTCACCCCGACATTCTAGGAAGGAGGCAGCGAACCGGTGTTCACCACAGCCGAAGCGACCAAGGAGCGTGTCGACGCCTACGTCGCCTCGCTCGAACGGGAGAAGACCAGCTACGAGACGCGGATCGCGCGGATCAAGGGCGGCCGACACGACCCGCTCGACGAGAAGCAGCTCGAGCTGCGCGTCAAGGACGTCAACGCCGAGCTCGCGCGCGTCAAGAAGCTGAAGCCGGACGGAGCCGACGGCGACGACGGGGACGCGTGACCAGGAATGACCAGCAGGGGCGGCAAGGGGGCCGGCCGCGGCCGGCCCCCGTGCCCGGCCGGCCCGCCAGGCGGTTCTCGCTGAGGCACCGTCTACGCGGCCAAGGACGCGAAGAGCGCCTCGCAGAACGTCCGCCGATAGGCGAACCCGTGACCCGAGGAGCTGACCGATGCCAGTCCTGAAGCGCCAGTACGACTCCAAGGGCGCCGTCTCTCACCTCGATGTGCTCTCAGAGACGAAGATCGGCGGCGAGTGGCACCCGTCGCAGCGAGTCATCGACGCCGGCCTCGCCGAGGGATGGCTGTCGATCGCCGACGGCAAGATGACGCTCCAGACCGCGGCCGGCAAGCCCGACCACGTGTTCAAGATCATCGCCGCACCCGGCGTGTTCTGCTGCCACGACAACGTCCGCCTCGACGCCGGTGGAGACACCGCCCTCGCGTACATCGCCGAACACCACTCCGACGAGCAGGGCAACCCCAAGCCGTCGCCGGACCCGCAGAACCCGGCCGGCTA